TTCTGGTGAGCACCAAGAAGGTCTTGTAAGAAATTACCTACTGCTGGTTCATTTGCTTGTTCAGCAGCTGCAATACCAGCACGGAGATGAATGATGAAACGGTCATTGTCAGATTTAAGTTGAGTCAACATACTGAGAGCAGTTGGTACTGTTTGGGATTCTTCAATATCTGCCAACTCTAAAAATCTTGCCATTGAACCTGGAACATAAGAATCTAATTGACGAATGTGTTCTGCAATATCATCGGTTTGATTCCAAACATCATTGTAAAATCCATCAAGGAAAGAATGATATTGTGGAAAATTTGTACCCTCAATATTCCAGTGAAAGTTGTGAGACTTCAAGTACAACGCAAAGTTTGTACCTAAAATTACTTTAAGTTGTTGTATTAGTTGTTCCATGGTAATCCTATTTATTGTTCTTTAGAAATTTAACGAGTTCAGTTGTTGACCCAACAAACACAGCTTTATCTATGTTAGTGGTAGAATTGCTTTTTGATTGTGTTGGATCCAAATCTCTTTTGCGTTTTTGGATTTCCAATAAATCTTTATTTAAGTCCGCCAAGTTCTTAATCAATCCTGCGGCAACTTCATATGCTCTTGGATGTTCAGATGCAGTAGCAACTAAAAGTAAATTGTCAACCGCACTATTACCTTTTTCAATTAACTCCCGAATATTTGTTCGTGCAAACTCGGCATCATCCTCAACAGGTGTTTTTACTTCAACAATTTCTGTTTCATATTTAATAGGTTCAACATCAAGAACCTCTGATAGTGTTTGATTCAATTTATTCATTATGTGGATGGTCCGTCAGTTATTGTTTCAGAAAATCCAAACTCATCATCTGGCATTGCAGTCAATGGATTAGGTCTTGTAGTTATTGTTGAAAGTAGTAGTGGTATTTTGTCGGCTGTTTTAATTGTAAATGTTGCGCCAGTGAAATCACCACGAACAACGTCACCAACTTCTAAGTAATCATTCAGACTTTGAACAACCAATATGCCGTTATTTGCGTTACTGAAATATGCAACTGTGCCATGTACATCTTTACCATCAACTCTAATTGTTTCTGAATCAGAGAATCGACCAACACCATTAGCAAAGTCAACATAGACTTGTTGTTCAAGTGTACTATTTGGTTCGATGAATAGATTTGTATTGGCAGTAGTAATAACTTTACCAGTTTTAACTGGTGGCCAGATATGTCCTTTTGCGGTGAATTCTAAGTTCCAAATAATTAATCTGGTACTCATCATGTCGCCTTCATAATCTACCTCATTTGAAACTGAATTCAAAATAATAGGCATATCATATTTTGGTTGCATATCTGGAATAAAATCTACAGTCACACTAAAGTCTGGTGTAAAGAATGGTAAAATCTGTTCTAAGATTTGTGTGCCGTCTTCTGTATTTCTTACATAGATTGATAATGAAAAATCAAAATTATAAGGCACAGGAACATACTGTGCTTTTAATGTGGTTGAATTGTTTGCAGAAAAATTACGCATTGTTGATGGTAATTTTCTACTTGAATCATAACTCATTCCTGTTAAATCAAATGAAATTCTAGGAACAGTTGTTGCAATTGATTTAGTTAATGTTGGGTCAGAAGTCAATCTTGTTAAGTATTTTTCTTTTGCACCCCAATTCAAAGGAACTTTAATTTGTTCTTTTGCGTGTAACCCATCTTTGGTATATCTTACCAAATGAATATCATTGAAAACTGTGCCAAATGCGACAACAATTTTTCTTATAGTTCTGTTATAAAACGGTTCATTACCTAACATTATGCTTCACCAAATGGGTTGTGTTCACTAAAGTCAATTATAGAATCAGATTCAGATTCGATTCTGGAATTATCAATGATATCTTCAAATGCATCATTCTCATGGTACGCATCGTCTGCTGCACCGTATGTAGTCCAATATGCACCACTTGTAACACCAATTGTGTTTGCATTATTGGCATATGTTCCTATTGTGAGTACAACATCCAATTGACGATTTGATGGTGTCCAAGAATGTACAGTTGCTTGATATGTGGCATTTGCCAAATCTGTACCTTGATAAACAATCTCATCTTGTACAAATGTACCTGAACCACCTGTTGCCATTGTGAGTTGTGTTCTCTTGTAGGCATCACGGATTTGTTCATCAATTTCTTCAATACCAGTATGAATAACTTCTTCTGAGAATACATACTGTTTACATCTTAATGCAAACACATATACATTGTTACCACGACCACGACCCAATGTGTAAAACATTGCTTGGTCGTTTTCATGTTCAACCATTGTAATTTCAAAAAAGTTTTGAACCAATGGAATGTAAATTAAATCACCTTCTCTTGGTCTGAAAAGATTTGATGCGCCAGTCGCATACTTGAATCTACGGCGTGACACTAATAGGGTAAGTTCATCTCTAATCTCTAAACCAAATTTAGAAATGAAATCGCCTTCACCATCCATACCTGTGACATTCTCAAGGTACATTTCAAGTTGATAGGCTTTTGTATAGGTCTTTAGTGTATCTTCACCATACAACATGTCTACAGAATCACGACTCTCTCTAGGCAAATAATACAAATCCATACCATGAATTTGCATTGCTTCAATAACGAGGTCTTCCACCAGTAATTGCTCACTGGTGATTTGGTCTGTTGGAAAGTTATTGAAGTAAAAATTTGTTGACATTTTAGCCTACAAAAATTTCACTAGGCAAACTACTCATATTGTACATTTCTTCTTCAAGTTTGTTTATTTCTTCTAGTGCTTCTTGCATAATTCTTGGACCATCCAATGTTACACCACCAGGCATTTGAATACCTGCAAACTTGGAAAGATTAGTACCCCATTGATACTTGATTAATGCAGTACCATATCTCTTTAGAAACTTGTCATTCCAAACATCAGAGACACCTGGTTTAGTCATTGTAACAGTAGTTACATTTGATGTTAAGTTATTTGCAAGCGTGATACTTGTTGGTGAATTAATTCTACGAACTTGAACTTCTTGACCATCAGACAATGTAATAGAATCATTTTCGAGGATTTCTTGGTCAAATATAGTTGATGTTCCAGTCATTGTTGTATTGGTTGTTGTACCAGTTAATGTACCAGTCAATGTAATTGTATCTGGTCGCATTGCACGATAACATTCAACGATTACATATTTACCTAACTGTGCATCACGGTCCCAATCAATATCAAGAAAGATTTTGTTTTGTTTACGATTGAAACGGAATTGTGGAGTGCCAGAGAACAATAGGTTCAAAGTGGCAATGTGTTGCATTGTAATTTCATATGACACATACGATACCGATGTAAAGTCATACAAGTCATGTAAACGTAATTGATAACGCAAGTCAAACATATTGATTGATGAATTTGAATCATCAAATGGTTGAATGCCTGTAACAAAAATTACAGGGTCTGGACAATAAATCCAACGTCTATCAATATCAGCCTGAGTAAACTGATGCTTCATGTAAATCTTTTCACAACCATCAAAATGGTAGTCTTCAAAGAATTGAAGTGCGTCATCAATACGGTCTTCAACTTGGTCATCATCCACGTTAATTTGAATAACAGGATGACCAAGTCTTCTTAGACAATAATCTTTGAATAGTGCTCGTGTTGTAGGTTTAGCCATAGTGGTATATTTATTCGTTATCCTAATGCAATTGCCATCGCCATCGCATCACCAATAGATGCTACTTGTGAACCGCCTGAGTATACTGTATCTGCATAAACATTACCTCTAACTCCAAGTCCATTTCTGATTACTACACCACCAGTTGTATTTGAAGTTGAACTGGTTTGAATTGTAATTGTTAGTACAGAATTACCTTTGTTTGAATTAAATCCACCAGGATAATGTTCAATAGAGTTATATGTACCAGTTGAATCTGTTGCAATTACTAAGTTACCTGATGTGCCTGAACCTGATGGTGCAGACATGAGTAAGTAACCTTCGTTTCTTCCTGTTGTATTGTAACCTGCTTGTGCATAGGTATTAGATGTAATACCCATATCAATCCAACCAGATGCATCAGTACCATTGTTTGGATACGCAGCCCAATCGGCAGAAGCATTAGCAGTATTTGAATAGTTGATTACATAGTTTTGAACATAACTGTTTGTGTTACCAATTGCAGCAATAATTGGATTTGTTGCACCTGCCAATACATTACCATCAGCAATACCAGCAACAAGGTCTCCTGTTGTAAAAACATTCGATGCATATACATTACCATTAACACCAAGACCACCAGAAACAGTTAATGCACCAGTTGTATTTGATGTTGATATAGTTGTATTGGTAATACTAATTGCATTAGCAGTTGTAGAACCTCTTGTTGTGATATTCTGTAATGTATCGGCACCAAGGACAGTTCCACCAGAATATACTGCGCCTGCATACACATTACCTGCAACACCTAAACCACCAGATATTGTTAACGCACCTGTACTAGTTGATGTTGATGTGTTTGTACTTGTAATATTTGCAGTAGTAGTTTCTAATCTACCAATCTGTAATATATCATAGTTTGCTAAGGTGAAGTCAAGTGTGGTTGTTGGTTCAACAGTAACATTACTGAATAACTTCCAACGACCATCAGAAGCATCACGAACTAAACCAGTGTGTTGATATTTTGAATCAGTATAGTGACCAACAAAACCAATGTCTGATACGTTTGCAGAGTTGTTGTTGGCAATGTAAATGATTGTATCATCAATAACAATGTTGTTGGCACTAAACGAAGTTAAGTTACCTGAAATTGTCAAGTTACCTGTAACTGATACATCACCAGTAATTGAACCGCCAGTTGTATTAAACTTAGTAGCTGCGTAATTGTAAACTGTATTAACTGAGTTTGGTGTAGC